AGATTACAGATGATCATCTGATACTCCATACTTCCGAAAGGTTCTCCCAACCCAGTGGACCCCGGAGCATATTGCGAATGTTACGATAAAGGGCGGTGCAAATCTCGCACTGCTTAACTCATTATTATGCGAAAGGAGCCAAATGGAATACGTCATTTTTGATATGGATTGGCTTGATATCCCAATACAAGATTACCCTGTCGGAAATCTTGCAATATGCCATGATCCGCAAAAGAGGCTCGGTGAAGTAACCTGGGGGTGTCGTGCGTGTTGACAGCGGAAATCCTCCGCCCCAAGCTCTGGGCTTGTTTTGGGATAAAGAGGAAGCAATCAGATACGCGGAAAGCTACGCATAACACCAAAATGAACGGCGAGCCCAAAAATCCGGGCCGCGTTATTTAATCGTTATGCCTAAAGGAGAAATTATGAGCCATCCAAACTATAAACATATTGGAACTCCTGAAGATCGCATGATTGAAGAAGTTGGTGAAATCCTTCAGGCTATCGGAAAAGGCAAGCGTTTTGGCTGGAATCATCATCATCCAGACCGACCAGATGCGACAAATCTTTCCGAATTATCAAAGGAATTGGATGATCTTTTTGAAGCGTTCAAGGATCTTAGGAACAGCATAACAAAATAATAGAGCAGACAAGCTGCTCATCATCATGGTTATAATTTTAAGGAGGAATCGTATGGCAAAATCACACATTGAAGTCCTGGAAATGATTTCAGAAGATATGAAAAATGACGCAAAGAATTTTGACGGCAAACCGTTTAATGGTCGCACGGTCGCAGAATATTTCGGCAATCAAGGTGCTGCAATATCAGCACTGGCTAGGATCTTAAAGGATGTCTTAAGGGAAGGTAAATTATAACAACGGCTTTGAGCCGATGCGTACCGCACAGGCTCAAGCCGGACGTTATCTGTATGGAGAAAAATAAATGAAACGCAAAGAAGATATACTTGATGAACAGCATTGGAAATTTGACGATTACCGCCAAAGAATAAAATCAAAGGACTGGAAACAACTTTTGTTAAATGACGATGATCGTATCATCTACCGGGGTAGGGTTATACCACTTGTCGGTAAAAGCCTTGGGTGTGGTGTCTATGAAATATCAAAACAGATAACCAACGGGTGAACTTGACGCCAAAAAGACGGCGCAAGTTACCCTTATCGTTATAAATCGAAAGGAGTAATCAACATGATCCATGCAAGAGACGACTATAATCGTATTCAAGACCCTGCCGGTAAAATCGCATACGATGAACCTGTTTTCCTTATTCGGGCAAAGGATAAGGTTTCGGCTGCTGCTGTCAGGGCCTGGGCGGAATTGCACAAGGCCGCTGGTGGCGATCCTGTGCTTTCGCAGATTGCGTATGACCATGCAGATCGGATAGAAGATTGGCAATCGGAGCACGAAAGCAAATCAGCAGATTTATAACCAGCGGGTGAACAGCGACCGGGCCAAACTGCGGCCCGTCCCGTTACCCTATCCGTTATATTTCTTGGAGGATATTATGGACGAAGGTACAGTGATACAGGCCGCTAAAATGTGGGCACTGGTGGCAGAGATGGAAGAAGTCAAGGCGAATATTGAGGCCATGAAGGCAGACAATCAGGAACGGGAGGCAAGAGGAGAAGCGTTAGCGTGGCCGTACTCAATGTTCCAAGACGCTTCGGAGGCGTTGTCAAAAGTGTCATGGAAATTGAGAAACGAAATATAACCAGCGCATAGAGCGGACGGCAAAAAGCGCCGCCGCTCATGCTTAATCGTTAGAAGGAGGAGGAACTTGATGGATCAGCCAATAAACATTATTTTTGACGGTCCTCCTGGACCGGAGGCTGGAAGATTTGTGGAGGTAGAAACGGATGAGGGAAAATCTATAAACATAGGTGGATGGGTTGAGCGCCCTGACGGTCTTTGGGCGCTCAGAATCACAAATCTGCCCAAGGTCTAACCCAGCAATGAACCCGACTCCCAACCCACCGTTCAAGCGGATGCGGAGCCGGTGAGATAAATGTTAGGAGGCTTTATGGAAATAGCAAATTGTCTTAACTGCGGAACACACAAGGGACCGGCATATATTTATTGTCAGCATCTCATGGACGCCATTCAGCTTGGTGGCTTCGACGAAACCGGCGAAACGAGAGCGTGCAGTCATTATACACACGCCACACAACCCACCGTTCAAGCGGATGAGGAATTGCGATGTGGATGTCACATGGACCCCGGCGCGTATTGCGATTTTTACGAAAAAGGACGGTGCAAGTGCCGCACCGCTTAACTCATTATTATGTGGGAGGTGGAAATGTCAACAACATGCACAAGGTGTGAAAATTCCGGGTTTTTAAATCTGCACAAAATAGACGATGGGATATTAAAAATTTTCGATGATACAGGAGATCCGCAGGTCATTTTTGATTGGATAGAGTGGTACGATGATTACGATGTTCAGGTTTGTGATTGTTGTGGTGACGGCGAAATCTGGTATGGTGTGCCGGGAGAGCATTACAATTCAGACGATCCACCGGGGCATGATGGCCCATATGCCTATAATGGTGGCCTGTGTGAATGCCATTAACACATAACAATTTTTTGGAGTGGACGCCAGGGCTCGCGCCACTCAAAACGACGTTAATCAGAGGAGAATCAAATATTGGATTGCAAGACAATAGACAGTGGCATCTGCCCTGAATGCCAAGGGAGAATGAGAGCTTCAGACCACACGGAAAATAATGGTTTCAATCGATATTGTGACAACTGCTCGGTAAAATACCGATTTCATGACGATCTTGGCCCCGGAGCTTATACAAAAATAATGATTAACCAGTCAATTCAGCGGTCCGAAAGCCGCTGAGCAAGGAGGAGAGAGAAAATGCCTGAATATGATTTGAATGTATGCGCCTGGCAAATTATAAAGGTGACTGCAAATAATGAAAAAGAAGCGGTCGAAGATGCGTTCTGTGAAGCATTCGGACGCAGCAGAAGCCATTTTGCTACAACCAAATATGAGCTTTGTGGAGTTAGTGACCGCCAACCAGAAGATTCACCTGACTCCGCTTCGCTCTGCGGGTGATCTTGGCGTTGGAAGGTTTTACATATGAAAATAGATAGGCAATTAATTTATCAGAAATTCGGTGGCAGATGTGCTTATTGTGGCCGTGAAATTACAGTCAAACAAATGCAAGTGGATCATTACTGGCCCCAATTTCTGGCCCATTTCCAGCCCAATCTCGACAACAACAGAATTGAAAACCTTATGCCTTCATGTGCCAAATGCAACAATCATAAACACGGAATGCGACCGGAAATATGGCGTAAAGAATTGGAATTGCAAGTAACCCGACTTAGAAAAAATACTCAGTTTGATCGCGCTTTAAGATTTGGGCAACTCCAAATAACAGAAAAGCCGGTGGTTTTTTATTTTGAAACCTTCCAACCAGGCAATATAGCCGACACCTAAAAGCCGTGTCGGTGTGAGGAACTAAAAAAATCATCTGCCGTTTGCCCTGCACATTGTCCTAATGTGCAATGGTGCGGCTAATTTTTAACGTTAAGGGAGGACAAGATGTTTGCACATCAGGCAAAAGAAAACCCGGATGGTGCGGATCGTCGAGAGCCATCCGGGGTGTTGTTTATATCAACTCTTGTTCGCCTTCGCAACCTTCACACGCGTCAACGCCGCACCGATAATAATCCCCGCTGTTTCACCCCTTGAGTCAGGTGAAATCAGGGTGTAACACAAAACCCCGGCGATAACGACAAAAATAAGCGGTCCCAGGTTTGCGGATATGATCTCTGTGAATGCTTCTTTCATTTTTTATCCTGTGTGTGTCCGAAAATGAGGTCTGCCGTCCCCATCAGAATATCGTCCCAGTCCTCTTTTGGATCGTCAACGGCCTTTTTTAATACCGGCCTCATACCTGGATACATCGCTCTCAAAATTGACAAAATAATTACTGCTGATTCCATAATAAACCTCCTGTCAAAAATAAATCGTTACCAGCACAAGCGCCAACATCGCAAGGCCCATAGCGGCTACGATAATGAGCATGTCACGATTCATCATCACGGTCCTTTAATGTGTGCTTAATCACTTCAACGTCAATTTTTAAGTCCGTCAGTTGGCTTGATATGTCACACTGGTTTCTATTCAAAATCAACAGCATATCCCTCTGCCCGCTCCACATCGTACCAACAATTATGCCGAGTACGATAATAATGGCCGATGAGATTGAGATCATCATTTTAACTGACATTTTTCTTTCGATGGCGGTCCATATCCTTTCGACCGTCGCGTCACGATCATGTTGATTTGTCCGAACCGTATTCATTTCAGCACGAAGTCCTGTATGCAACTTGCAACACGAATTGTCTTTTTGCACGTCCTTTTCAGCTTCAGCTCCGGCCATCAAGTTCTCCTCTCACATAATTCCTTTCACGGTGTGCCGTCCTCAAACGCTATCCCCGCGCCGGGGAGGGAGGTGACGGGTTGCACTTTATTGTTCGCATCGCAGGTTTCAGTGCCGTCAGAAACAAAGTAATCTCCGATGATAAGTCCAGTGCCGAAATGGTCCGCTTCGGTTGCCGTGATTTTGTACGGGGTGTCTTTGGTAAGGGTTCCGCTGTTTATCTCACTCCCCAACACCTCAGTCCCGCCGATGCCCTGGATGTCGGTTGCAAAAGCCACCCCCGGCACAAGCCACAACACAACCGCTATCGATATTAATAATTTTTTCATTCTGTAATCCTCACGCTGATATTTTTACTCGGACCGCTTTCTTCTTCACCCTTGTAAGCGGTCGCCCAGCATTTGTATTCCCCAACCGGCATTTCCACTTCGACCCATGTGTCTGTTGTCTCTGCTGTGATTTCCTGTGTTCCGGTGCATTTCAGTCTGTATCCGTCCACTTCATCAGTTGAAGGGTCCCACGCAAATGTCACCGGCCCTGCTTTTGTGACAGCTACTTCAACCCTACCAGCAGGGGCCAAGGTTATGGAGGTCACACCGTCTTTGGTGGTTAGCTGGACCATTTGGGGCCGCTGTAAATAGGTTGCCCAAGCGGTTGTCGCGAACAGCATCAAGGCTATTGTCAGAATCAACCTCATTACTTTACCCACCAGGTAGAATTCGTAGCATCCCACATATAATCCACGCTGTCACCGGCATCGGCCAATGTCTGATCTGACCCCGTTGAAACATCCAGCGTGACATCATCACCACCATCAGAAACCAATGTAAATGTATGAATCTCACCGTCAACTGACCCGGCCGTTATTGTCATGGTATCGTTGGCCGCGTCTGACCCGCTCGTTATTCGGTGCCATGTGGTGGTAGAGGTGTAAGCGCAGGTATCACCATCATCGTTGCATGCAACATCGACTGAAGACATGACGTAAACTTGATCAACCTCAAGGTTTCCCTTTACATTCGTGTCCAGGGAGGTTGTCCCCAATTCAAGTGTCGCATTCCCACCATCAAATAACATCCAGGTTTCCAGGCTGCCACCAACATACCCACGTATCCACCCGCTGGCGTCCTGAGTGCCATCGCCTGTGTCGGTCAGGTTCCAGTAAAATTGTGCCGTATCACCAGGGCTTGCCGCTTCGTCGTTGCTGTCTTTCCATGAAATACTGGGGAGTGCGCTGGCGGCTGTGGAGAGGGTGTCTATATAACCAACGCCATCAACATACAGGTCTTTCCATGCCTTTGTACTTGACCCGATGTCGTAAGCGTCGTCAACCCCAGGGATCACATTTGTTAGAAGGCCCGACCAGTTGGGTCCACCCGACTGTAAAATTATGGTTTTACCCTCGCCGTAAGCCAGGGAGGGCATGAGAATTATCAGCATCAGCAAGAGTAATTTCTTCATTTTCAACTCCTTATCTCACAAAGTAAATTCGGATTGTTCCAGATTTGCTATTCCCAGCGTTTGTAACATCCATCGTAAGTGTGCCAGGAACCGGAAGCATCGTGTAGTTCCCGTTGAGTAATGGCATGGTCAACTCGGTTGCTGTGGCAGACCTATCGCCTAACGCCCCACCCATCACATCAATTCCATTAGCGTCATTTAGAACAATGTCGTAATCAGCAGTAGGTGCAGTAGCACTCGGATCGGTCTCAACCAACATCAGATACCCCTCTATGGGGTAGGCAGTGTCAGTCGCGGTGAAATTACCGGAGCTGTCGGTTGTCCACACCATTTGAAGCACATTGATAGACCCTCCAGCCTGTAATGTCTGGACGCACGACTCCGCACCCCAACTCACGGACACCATGAATAAAACCATTACCATTGCCAAAAATACCTTTTTCATAACTCCCTCCCTTAAAATAAAAAACCCATGCACCGTTTGTGGTACATGGGCCTTGCGGTGTCCCGTGGGACCGCTTGGTAACCTGGTTGTTTTGTGTTAGCTGTTTTTTAAGGCTCTCTGCACAGCGTCTTCAGCGTATCGCAGCTTCCTCTGACTGAGGTTGTTTATCTGGCTACGCTTCTGCTCTGCTGTGAGCGTTGTGGATGCCAGTATCCTTTCGATACGCCTGTTGATCTTGGATATCTTCGTCTTAGTCCTGTTGAGGGCTTTCCTGAATCTGAGTTTGCTTCTATTGTCTGCCAATAGCTCTCTTGCTTCTTCTCTCTTGCCTAGAACCCTGTAGTCATTGATAGTACTGTTGATCTGGTTTAAATCGCTGGTCAGGTTATACAGCTTGGTCAAGAACTTTGAGTGCTGCTGGCTTTTTGTATCCCTAAGAAAACGTCCCGCCAATGGATACTGGCTCAATGGTATTGTCGGCTTTGCAGGAAAGTCCCCAGCAGACCTGACAATCATATCTGATATCCCTAGCGCGAACATCCCCACTGTTGAAAAATAACCCCTGATAAGCGCCTCTGCCCTTACAGGGGATACCCCTAGTTTATCCGCAAGCTGGTTGTTCAGGATCGTATTCAATGTAATAGAGGTATAGGGGCTTTTCCGCTGTGACGGTAAGAGGTTTTGCATCCCCATGCCCTCGATAGGTCTTCCAGTGAAAAACGATTTGCCAGCCCACTGCTCAATGATCGGCCTCCCCACCTGTGGCATAGGGTTGAAAGCAAGGGTATTTAAAACTGAATTCCCGATAGCTTTAAATATATGGACAGGTTCATCGGTCCCCGTCATGGTATCCAGAGCAGCTTCTATAAGCGAAGGCAGTATCCCTAGCTCAAACGTCCTGGGAATCCTGAACTGGTAATCGCCAATCCAGAAATTGTGGTATGCCAGTTTCTCCCAATCCTCAAGCTGTCCGTAGTGTTCATCAAAGTCATCGTCATCCTGCGCCAACCCCCACAATGCTATGGAAGTCAAAGTCATGTACCCCAGTTTCAACCCCACACTCTTTGGATCAGCTTTCGCTGCCCGGCCCAATTTATACAACCCCTGCATTCGGGCATTGGCAAAGGGTAGCATGCGGATTAGCATCTGGACGGTTCTTGAATCCCCACGCATGGTGAAATCAAGTAGATCCCTGGCTTCAAACGCAGCGTCAAACCGTGACTTACCTTCCTTGATCTTCTTGGTGAATAACTGAACTCTGGCGGCATCTTCAGACGCAGCACCGATTGCCTCCCACCAATCCAGGAAACTTTTCAGCTTCTTCGGTGAATCCAATATGCGTTTGCTGCTGCCATCTTTTTTGATTACCCGTTTAACGTATTTAGCCATCGCCTGTGGGTCTTCAGAGTGGATATAGCTTGCCCCCTGGCCAGCGTTACTGCTCTGGAAGTTGATCCAATCCTGGTCTTCCCTGAGTGCCTTGCCGAACCCTATAGCGGTGTCCCAGAAGGGTATGAAACTCTTTGAGATAATGGACGTATGAACAGTATCCCTGATCATATTGGCTACCCTGAACGCCGGACCGAATGTAGCACCGTAGGTGAGTATTTTCTTCGGGCCACCAAACATCACGCTCATCAGTTTGTTCATTCTGACGGCATTAACATTGGTCATGGCATTGAACAGTTCTGGGTCATTTATTTTTACATTGAGTTGTTTCCCCTTATTGTAGAAACTGATTACATTGTTGTCATTGGCGTTGGTCATCATAACCGACTTTACGGTTCTGGGTTCTATCTCATACCCCTTGCCAAGACCTTTTATGTAATCCTGGGCGTCTTCCATTGTATCGAGGACTTTCTTGGCTCTCTGGCTACCTCTCTTTATGACCGCAAACTTCTTCTCGGTTTTGGCTCCAAGGACCTTGATAAGGTCTTTCTTGGCCATCAGTTGCATGGCGGGAAGGGTCTCCCCTGACTCCACATCAACCATAGAACTCATCACCCCTTTAGACCCCGCATACGCTGCGTTGGTGGCCACATTACGGTTGGCTTCCTGTATCATGTGGGACCAGTTCTTCAGGGTGTTCTCAAACAAATCCCCTATCTGTGCTTCACGCCCTGTCAACCGTTTAATACCAGCAGATATGTGTTTTTTGCTCTGCATCGGTCCCTGAAGGAACGCCTGAGACCCGTCTTCGATCAACCGATAGAATGGCACATAAAAGTCCTGCTCCCATTCCTTACGGGCTTCACCGTCAATCAACCCTGACGCTTCAGCATAATCAAGGATATTTTTGTTGTACTCTTGAAATTTGCTGTTCAGTTCCTCCCATGTTCCACCGCTTGCGGGTTTGTCAGGGATCGTCTCCATGATCTCTTTCCTGGCATTTTCTGTGAGCCAGTTTTCCCTGTCCTGGCTGTCCAGCACTTCGGCCCTTTTCACCGCTGCCCATGTCAGTAGGTCTTCAGCGTCATTCCCTTTCAGTTCCTTGAACCATGACAAAACCCCCTTACCTTTGGTCTTGACAATGGGTAACCCCTCATCCGTCATTTCGATCTTGCCGTCAATCAGGAACCGCTTGAAGGTACTCATGGACCCCGTGGTGAGCCGAAAGAGCTTGTACGCTTCCATTCCCACAGATTTGATGGGGTTAAACCTGTCAAATATTCTGGTAGTAGCGTTCTTTTTGAAGGATGTAGAGACCTCCTCTTTTATCTTTTCAAACGTCTTCGGGGTTCTGCCAAAGTACTTACTCCGAATATCGTCTTCCCTTGTCACCCTGTCAAACCGCACATCGTCAGGATCATACGCCAGCGTGGATTTGTCCTTGGGGTGCCCCGGTTTGTCCACATTGTAGAGGTACATGGTTTTGTTGATCTCAGGGATGACCCACTTGTCCTTGAACTTGAGGGACGATTCAGGGACGTTGTGGCGTTGGGATATGTTGGCTCTGGCTTGTTGGTCGATGTTCTTCTCACCTGCGTAGGAAAACATCGGCATGCCCTCGCTGATTGCCTTGTTCCTCATTTCGGGGGTTATGGGAAGGGTCCAGACTTCAACCCCAGGAGGTTCACCTATTTGAATCTTTTTGCGACCCCCTGTTACCCTACCTGTTGCAAGGCTGATACGGCGTCTTTGTTCTTTAAATTGTCCAGTTATCTCCCCCACCCCAACCTTAGCTTTGCCCCAGGCTTTCTTGTTGAAGAATTTATTGACGGCTGCGGGAAGTATTTTATCATAGAAGCCTTTCATGCCTTCGCCGCCTACTTTGAGGTCTTCTCCTTCCAGCACATGCTCGACCCCTTCTCGCTGAGTCGGTCCGTACTTAAATTTGTTTGGCTTAGATGCTATTAGTTTTTCAGCAGCCTCTTTACCTATTATATCTGGAAGTGTCTTTTCTGTTGCATAGGTGTCTATTACCTCGTCACCATTTTTACCATAGGCTTTTAATTTTGATGCGTGTTTAAGCCATACAACTTTAGAAACCTGCTTACTCAAATCATACCGATCCGCTTGGACCTCTCCGGGAGTCCAAGATATTGCATCAAACCCGTTGGATGCGGCGTATCGCACCATTCTTTTGAAGGCCATGAGGGGCCAGGTCTTTTTGAAGGGGAAATTTGGAACGCCTTCAAAAGCTAGTTTCTCACCTAATTGTTTTGCTTCGACACGTTCCTTGCTTGGAAGAGCGTCTAACCCTATTTCATCAATTTTCCTTTGAAGTTCATCGGCCCTTTTTCGTTCCTTTGCTGATATTCTGTACCCTTTCTTTCTCCCCTCTTGATGAAGGTCACTCTGTATCTCTTCCACAAACAACACCCGGTTCCCGTCCGCGTCCGTGCGTTCGTTGAATCGGACGTGCGCCAGGACGTTGGGTTCATCCCAATGGGAGGATTTATATTGTTCTTTGCGCCTGATAGTCCCTTCGTCAACGCGCATCTGCTCTATGACTTTATCCTTCTGGTCTTCTCGCAATTCATTGAAAGGTTTTCCGAAAAGCATTTCAGCGTAGTCGCCTGTGGTTTCTGGAAGTTTCACGCCACGTTCCGGCAACGTCAGCAGCAGTTCCTTGTAATTTTCACCACCGGGGGTTTGGTATTCGGAGTATTCGGTAGAATCGTCGGCCTCAGGGTCTGTTAAATAGACTCTCGCCTCATCCCTTGTATATCCTTGCCCTAGTTCATCATCCAAAAATGTATCAATATCATCTTCAGTTGGGATATAATCACTTTTCACAACCTCCTGAATCTGAACATTGTTTTGTTTCAGGTAGTCAAGAACCTCCTGCTTGCTCACCTTCCCGTCTTTCCCATCCAGCCAATCCAGCACACCGCTCCACTCCAATTCTTCCGCTTTATATTCCCCCTTGTCTGCCCATGACTTGAGGGTTTGCGCTATCTGCTTCGGGGAGCCCGAACCGGGGAGCTTCTGTTTGAGAAAGTTCGTCATCTGGGAGTACCACTTGTCGCCCATTTGTTGGTATTGACTCTGCCTATCCGCCTCAACCCGGCGCCCAATCGTCTCCTGATCCAGCAGGGGATATCCCTTCTTCCAGAGCTTGTTGAACACATCCTCAGCCGTCTTGAACCCCTGCCCCTGCAACCCATTTCGCACCCGCTTAAAGACCAACCGCAGCCTGCGGAATATCCTTAGAATCGTCGATGGTTGACGATCACGCCCCTTCGCCCTTTTGACGAAATCCGCAAACGCTTCAGCGGCCTTTTCTTCGTTCCCGCCAAAGTGATCCATTACGGTTTTGTAATCCGCGTCAGGGAGCAGCCAGCGGGCTGCTACGTGGAATGATTCATGGTATGTGTTCTTCTGTATGGTGCCCTTGTCAAAGCCGTAAGATAGCTCGACAAAGGCGTTTAGTTTGTCAACCGTGGCCGCGCCCATGATAGTGCCGGGATTTTTAATCTCGGACCATTGGGCTTCCGACTTACTGACATCTTTCCCTTTGCGTTCGATCTTGGGAGTCAGTTCCACCGCGATACGGTTTTTAAGGACTGACCTCGGGAGCACGTCTTTCAGCCAGCCGTAGACGTCTTTTTGGAGCTGTTTAAGCGCCTTCGGGTCTGCACCGACAGGCTTGGGCGTGCCATTCTGATCACCCTGAACATAGTGCGTTTCGGCGGTGGTAGGGTCATACGCCAGCGTGCTTTTGTCCTTCGGGTTCCCCGGCGCATCCACATTGTAGAGGTGTAGGGTCTTCCCGTTAATATCCCATGGGGCGTAATACTCCAAGGATTCAGCCGGTACGTTGTGACGCTTGGCTATGTCGGCGCGGGCGGCGGTGTCTATTTCTGGGGATACCGCTTCGGACATGGAATATCTGGAAGGGCGAATGGGAAGAGGGACTTCCCCTGAAAAAAATCTCTTTATGTCATTGATGACCCTGGTTGCGGGAATGCCTTTGTCATACTTTCTCGAGAAAGACCGCGCTGGGGACAAATAATATTGGTCTTTAAGTTCTCCAAGCCCATCTTCAAGGTCAACAACAACCTCTCCTTTGTGCCGGTCTATAATCTTTCGGATAACTCGGTATTGCTCAGGGGTAGGCTCTTTGGCGATATCCATAGACCCGGAATTATCATCCATTCGGATATACCCATAAGCCATGAGCTCTTTCATTCCCCGCGCCCCCCCGGCCTCGCGGTGATCGTAGGAGCGGGTTCCAGGTTCCCCGCCCTCGCTCTTTCCTGACAGGTCTATCATGGAGCCATCTTTAGCAATATATCCAGCTTCCCTCAGATCGTTGGTCTTCCCAAGCTCTTTAATCCGCGCCCACTCAATATTCTTAAAATCCTTCTTAGATTTAAGGGTCGTTTTTCTTTTTTCTACCGTCGCCTTGGCTTTTCGATAGGCCTTAACCCAATCCTCATTGACCAACTTCCCGTTTCTTTTTTCAATTAATCCCTTTACGTCTTTACCGCCCCTGACATCGTACCCCATGGATTTCAAGGTTTTGTTCATGTTCGCCAAAACCTCTTTGGTAAGCGTTTTCGTGTCTATAATCTTTATTGTGGCTTCGGACATCGTGTAGAGGGGCGTTGTCATTCCTCCGCCTATTGGGGGTTTTCCCCATTCCTTCCGGCTCATCTCCCAAGGTTCCTTCCCCTCCACCTTCCCGGCGTCGGGTGCTTCCCCCATCTTCGCCTTTGCGTTGTCAACTGACCGTTGGACCATATCAAGGTACGCCTGGTCACGTTTTTTCCCGTTGAACATCCCCGATTTCAGGATTTGTTCACCCTCTGCGATACTGTTCTTGATCTCTTGTATCTTAGCCGGGTCGGTTTCGACTTTATTCCCGGCGTCGGGTGTGGTGGGCTTTCCTTCAAGCGGTATCTCGGTCAACTTTCCGTCTTTGCCTGAGAAAGTGAGGGACTTGAAAACAACCTCTTTTCCTTCAAACGATTTATCCCCAATGTATTTCTTGCCTTCCCCTTTCTTGACATAGGCGATGGTAGCGTGTGGCTTATAATCAGGGTATGTGTCGGTGACCTTCAGGTTATCGGCAATCTTTTTATTGAGAGCATGGAGTTCAGAGCTTTCGATATCCACCTTGACAACATCATAGGCATCGGATTCAAAAATAGACACCTTGCCCATTTTTGCGGTAATCGGCCCTTGGCCGGAAAGAAGTGGTTCAACCTCTTTAGGGTCCACGGTATCCAATCCGTATTTGACGGTTATGTGGGGTTCTTCTTCTCTTCCGTATGATGGGTCTTTCGGGTCTTCGTAAATTTCAGAATCAGGTATTTTCTTACCGAAGGATTGAAGGGCTTTAGATTCCTCTTTGGGGATGTCAACCTGTGTGCTGCTGAAGTCGTGAACCTGGCCCTCTGCCTTTTCCTTAACCTCTCCCCCCCATTCCCCGTTCTCGTCGATCCTCGCGCCCTTCGCTGCCTCTGGTGGGGGTTCTGGTGCCATGTTCTCGGGTGACGCGGCTGGTTGCTCGGGTTGCTCCCCTAACTGCTCTGTATTGCCAATCGTAGATTCGCCTATATACGGTATTGCGTCTTCGATACGACCACCAGGGAATTCAGCATCAAATAGCTCTGGGTTGGTTACGAGTTCCGCAAGAACAGCAGGGTCGTACTCTGCCATGCGTTGGGCTTGGGTTTCTCTGGCTAATTTTGAAGCATCTTCAAGAGCTTTTGCTTGTTCCTTTTGCGCCTTTGATACCCTGTCTTGGATACGCTTCTGCTCATCAGGCGTAAGGAATTGCGATTTTAGCAGGGATTCGTATGTGGTTTCGGTTTCTGGGTTAAGGATGTCTTGTGTGTATTCATTGATGGTGGTATTGCGTTTCAGTTTGTTTAGAGCGTCAATAGTTCTGTCTGCCGCTTTTTGGTCTTCTGGTCGAATTCCGGTTGTATCAATTTCACCTGATGCTTTTGCGAGCAGGCGTTCCTTTTTTATAGCTTTGGGGTCGGCTGGTGGGGGTGGGGTTGTTGTGTCTTCTGTCCCTTGTGTAACGTTCGGGACGGCACCACCTAACCCAGCACCCATTAAGAAACCTTGAAGGCCACCTTCTATAGATGCTTCTTCTACTCCTTCCCAAATATCTTGTTCTGGATTAACAAACTTCTTGGTTTGAATATTCTTTTCAAGGGCCTCATATCCACTTTGGGGCGTTTCTTGTAGTAGCTCTGCTCCACCTGCTGTAGCCATTTTCCTTGCGATTCCACCAGTGGCTTCACCGCCCATTATTTTTCCTATATAATGACCGGATACGCTACCAAGCAACCCCGTCATTCCAAAAACCATCGCGCCAGATTTAATGGCCGCATGGTCGGCTACAAGTTCACGGGATTTCTTTTCTCTTTCCTTGTCCGAAAGACCTTCGCCATCAAGTCCTGCCCATGCTGTTTGATATTCCTTTGTTTTAGACAGCACATCAATGGGTGCTTTCTCAACGAGGTCATAAACGTCTTTTCCAGCTTCAAAACCAGCTACAGACCCTTCACCTATAAATCCTCCGATTACACCGGCTAAACCTTTAGATATAGTACCGCTATTTACCAAAGCAGATTTTAGCAAATTCCCTGTTATAGCGGCTCCGGTTCCCATTCCTACCGCCGTGCTAGGTGCGGATTCTAAAAAGCTACCCGCTATTTTTGCTGGGCTTTTCCAGGCGTCACCTTGGAATAGGCTTTTAAACTTTTCAATAGGTTCATCGGACCATGTTGCGCCAGTATCCTTGGTATATTTTAACTGCTCTGCTTTTCTCATAGCAGGGGATAATTCTGATCTTGTCTTTTTCCCTCTTTCCTTATAGTAATTTTCGGTCCATTGACCCAATGCGTCTAAGGCGCCTTCTCCGCTTTCTGTGAATAGCCGGGTAGGGTCATAATTCCCCGCAATATCAATAGCCCTTCCAACACTTTCACCGAAAGCGTCTAAACCTAGAGCTAATTTTCTTGGGTAATCTCCGAATGTTGTTCCTGCATCATCAACAGGCGCAACAGGCTCAGTATCCACAGGAGCCGGGGCGTAATTCGGAGGGTCCTGTTCAAATTCACCGAACGCTGGCGCTTGCTCTGGTTCTGGATCAGGTTCTTCGTCGAACAGGTAGTCGAAATCCCAACCATTGTACGCCCTGCCACCGTCAGTAGGGTCTTCGTTTTGAGAAGACTCTCCGCCAAAGAGGGAATCAAAATCATACCCGTTATATGAATCTTCCTGTGAGTTATCAAATAAATAGTCGAAATCGTATGCCACTGAGCTACCTCATCAATACCAGCCGTAGTCTCCGCCTTCATCCATATTGTAATTGTCTGGGGATAACCTTTTGTCCTGCCAACTTTGAGCCTCCGCCCATTTCATACGTTCTTCCATCATTCGCTCTTCTTCCATCTGCCGCATCAGTTCTTCGTCTTCTGAAGCCAGTTCGGGTTCGTAATCTGGCGCATCCGAAAAACCCTCTGGCGTCAACCCACGCCGTGCGCCCCAATCTGAATTCCAAGCGTCCTTTGCTGAGTTAAGCCCCTCGCTAGCACTTCCATACACATCCTGTGCCAACCTACCAACATCTCCGAAACCCTTTCCCTCGTACCCAGTGTAAGGTTCACGAACGGGCTCTTGGGGCGTAGGAGCAAGCGTCTTTTCAGGGACATAACCCCCAACATCGTAATTTTCAGGGTACTGTATTTTGCCGGAAACGGGGCCGTACCCAGACGCCCCTGCTTCTTGCGGTTGGGGGTCTGGTTTTGTTTCGGTTGGTTGAGCATCAACGGTATCCATCCCGTCCATCATACCTGGGTCAGAACTTCCGTAAGAAGGCCCTTTTTTACCAAACTCCCCTTTAGTCATATCGTACAGGTCGCCAGGAGAAACTACTTTACCCGTTTCCCATGTATTAAATTTTCCAGGTTTCGGTCGTTTCGCAATGTAATTTCCATCGTCAGTAGGTTCAAATATCCATTGTTTGGGGTTGTCAGGGTTTCCTCCGGTGATTGCGATGGTTCCTTTCTTAGCGTCCCCTGGTCTAGCTTCCCCAGTAACTTCTATGGTTCCACCACCGTATTTTTCAGTCTTCTTGCCTTTCTTATCATCCTTATTGAATTGTTTCAGGACTGATTCGGCAATGGCACGGCGAACTGACCCTGTTTGTGGTTGCCTACCTAGTTGGGCGTCAAACGCTGAAACCCGGCCAAGCGCCTGCTGTACCACCCAATCGTTCTTTTCTTTGGCGGTCATCTTCTTTGCTTGTTCTGTGTCGGCGTCCCAATTATCAGGGGTTTCCGCTAACCCACTGTCAATCTGTTTCCTTATATCCTCAGCGTTGGCCATGACTTCTTTGCGGTAAGCGGCTTTAGATTTTTTGCCACTTTCATCTTCCGCAACGATAGAATCACGGTACTCTTTTTCAGCCGCGGCGCGGGCCTTGGCTTGCTCCCTCTGCAAACCCTCAATGTACTTGAAGTAGTCAGAAGCCCCACTACCATATATACCATATACCTTCGGGGCCATGGGGCTACTATCATAAGACGCGCTCATCATGGACATTGAGTTGGGTTGCACGGTGTATCCGCCCATCGTGTTGGCAGGTCCTACGCTCCCGGTTGTTGGGGTAGACTGAACGTATTTTCTGGCAAACGCCCCCCAACCCTGCCGCGTCGGTGGTACGCCCTTCTTTTTGGCGTACTTGATATATGCTTCCAGCATTTGTTGTTCTTGGGGTGTTGCCATGTTGGTCTCCTATACGATGTGCAATCTTCCAGATGCGTCTCGGTAATATCGTGACCCACCTATTGAGCTTTTTACAACAGGTGCGCTAGTTGTCCCGCCGGAAGAATATGATGGCTGTTTGGCGTATCTCTGCTCAAGAATTAGACGTGTGCGCTCGGCCTTTGCCGCGTTAGACGCATCAATCCTTGCTTGATTCTGTTGACTTAACGCGTCTTGCCGTGCTTGTGCTTGCGCTGCCAAATTCGCAGCGTCCTGCGCCTTGTTATAATCAAATTGATTTTGGCTAAGTAAAAGCTGTGCGTCACGGTAGTCCGAATCCTCTTTTAACTTTGCTGCCGCCGCAACTTGTAAAGCCGTAAACTGTGACGAATTTTGATCCAAGTTCTGTTTAAATTGTGATCCAGATTGGTCCAATCCTCTATCAAATTGTGAACCAGATTGCGCCAACTGTTTTTCATTGAAAGCATTTGATATTTCAAGTTTCTTCTGCTCCAAAGCCCGGTCAAGGGCCGCTTGTTCTGAAGCATTCGTTACCCTCAATTTATCAAGCTCGTACTGCCGTTGAGCCATGTCCCATGCTTGGTCAGCTTGTGTTTTCGTTAATGCAAACTTTTCAGAGGTTAACCCGAAATCCCTGGCCGACTCAGCTTTTCTATTCTCTTCTGCGGTCTTAGTGAAATCGAATTGCTCCTTGGCACTTTTAGCCTGTAACCCCGCTGCGTATTTCTGACGCATCATGTCAGACACGGTAGTAGGGCTATTTCCAACCGCACCGTACTTCCCCCCCAATGACCGCGTGACGTTCTTTTCCATTGTTCCAGGGGTAAGCCCCCATCCAGATAGTGCCATAATATCCTCCTTATTCCGGCCTCTGCGGCATGAAGTCAATGGTGAAACCGTACAGTTCCATCTCGGCCCCCAGCAGATCCGAATCAAATTCAAATGCGAACTCATCCCCTGTTTGCGTTACGTTCAAAGCTCCTGACACCATGCCGTATCCAGTGTTCTCCAAGGATATGTCACCAGCGTCAACACCCGTTGTTATCCCATCAGGGTACACCGTCACCCCGGCTACAGCACCGCTGGTCGTGTCGGCCTTGCCTTTTATTTTAATCCTTCTCAAAGTGCTTGAATAATTTAGCGCGTCAGAGATAGTACCTTGAAGTGGAGATAAGGGAGACGTTTTAAACTTATGGGTTATCTTCGTCCCCGAATCGTCCGTGCCGGTGTTCGTCCTATAAACGTACCCCAGAAAACCTCCTGCGTACGTTAGGGATTCATTGGAAGACCCGATCACGTCAAGCCCGCAATTAGCCGCAGCCCCCCTCTGATAAAGGCCGTACCATTCGTCCGTCAGGTAGCCATACACCAGTTCCCTGTTCAATACCGATTGTGTGCCGCTTCCGCTCATGTTCATAGGCACCGCGAAATGTACCGTCTTTTCTTCATGGTCCACCCACGCGTATGACGTGTCTATGTATTCAGGCTCTATATACGGGCCGGATGAGGCGTTGAAATAATCCGATATCGGGTCGCTGATGTTTAGAATCGTCGAACCGTCCGTCATATATATTCCGTCAGCCGCCATGAAAATGGCCGACCTCACACGAACCTGATCGTCGAATATCCTTACGCCACTGTCTATGGAAAGCAAAGCTTTTGGAGCAATCGCTCCAACCTTGTCAGACACTAGAACTGCTGTAAACTCTGCCGGGTTAATCCCCTCAAGAAAGTACGTCTGGTAAGGGTTCTTGGTTGACACTATCGCTGAAGTACCCAGCATGGTAATGGCGTTAACCTCTCCGCCGCCGAATATCGGAAGTGTCGCCCCAGAATAAGGGCCGTTAAGAATATGCGCGTACCCCTGCTGAGAATAGTCCAGCGTTCCAGCGCCTTCCGTCCCAGGCCACCACAAGGCGTTATTGTTATAATTGATAACCCCGTCATACTTGGGAATCGGGTCCGGTTTAGAAGCGAACGATACCTCCCAAACGTCCACGTCTGCGTCCAGCGCAACGCTCCATGACAACTGATACCAAAAATACGGGGTTCTAAGACCCCCAAGAACCGATTTAATTTCCCTGAACGAATCCCCGTCCCATTGAATCATGCCCGTTTGGGCTAGAGAATCCGTTCCGTTGCTGGTTCCATCGACAAGCTCCCCTACGGATACCCACGAATCCCCGTCCCAGTATTTTACCGTGACAACCGTTGCATCACTGTTTATGTGATCAGGGGCCATGCGGATAACAATCCCCTGCGCCCTTTCGTCGAAGCCGACATAAAGCTCTGAATCAGTAGCTAACGAATCCAGTGGCATGACGTTCGTATCGGTTCCGTCTGTCACCTCTGCGGTGTAATCTGCATATCCGGCACCCTGATCCAGAAGTACGCCAGAAGCCAGGACTTGATAGCCGGACCACAGGTTCGCTATTTCTCCCATGTCTTCGCTGACGGTCACTTGGTAAATGTTGACGCCACTTGAAAGATTCCCGCTAGGAGTTAGCTTGTACCAATAAAGATCGTCACTTGTGCCAGGAAGAACTCTTGGGGTTTCACCCGAAGGACCCTTGTCCCATGACATTTCCCCGGATTGTGCCAAAGTCGCCGCGCTGATTATCGTACCGTCCACAAGGTTCCCAACAAGGTTCCAGGTGGAAGAACTACCCTGCCAGTAATAAACGGCCATGGTTTCCGTTTCGGAATTAGGCGTTCCATCTATATAAAAGTGTATCGCATTAACGGGCCTTCTGAACCCGACATAAACAGGGTCAAAGGTGGATGCCGGGTACGGAATGTATCGTGTCGTAAGGCTATTCCTTACTTCCTCATACCCGTCCGTTACACTCAACCCAGACGGAGGAACGGCTACGATGCTGGTAAGAGCGTCGAACTGTACTGTTTCACCGAGAGGGGTAGAGTTGCACCCAAGGTACAGGCGAACATACGCAGTGGTCGCTGGCGATATGGCGGTTGCAGAATACTGTACCCACGTCCCCACTGTCGGTTCGTTGTTTTGCGTGGAAGCGGTTTCAAGAACAGTGCTACCAGCGTCCAAGAATTGCATTACGTGGGACGGGAACGGACCCCCAGAAGTGGTCGCAATCTGTACGTCGTCAAATTCAACTGGGTTTAGAAAGTCTGTAGAAGGAGCTTTCGCCCCCAGGTACAGGCGCACATAAGCACAAAGAACGGGAGTCGTTATGTTCTCTGAATACTGCGTCCATGTCGAATCCGCAGGGTTATTCTCCTGTGTGTCGAAGGTGGAAAGAACCGCTTTTGCAGCGTTAAGGTATTGTATCACATGGGACGGGTTGGTCTGGGGATACGCTTCGGATGTTGGGGCGATGGTTATGTCGTCGAATTCGACTTTTACACCAATCGACGAAGAGTTTGACGCCAAATAAACCCGTATGTAACTAGTGGTTGCCGGAGTTGTAAATGTCTTCTGATATTGGGTCCATGTCGAGGCTGTTGGGCTGTATGTATCAGTTGCCGGTGTTGAAATTAACGCGTCACCTGAAGTATATGCTTCAACGGTTATTGCCGGTGTACCAGAGATGTACGTTACATGAAGCTCCGCTTTATCGCTTGGGCTATACCCAAAGTCATCGGCCCATCTAATTGCGCCTGTGTCGCTCGAATTATCCTTTGCAACCCAAGTTGCGGCATTGCCAGAAGACCATCCAGACCTTGATGTCACGGTCTGCAATATGGAGGAGATGTCATCAGTGTCATATTGGGTGTCCGCAGTTTGTGTTGGAACAGCGTCCTGGGCTACAGCAGACGTAAGACTAAGAGCTTCACACGCAGCATATGATGCGGGTTGGCTTCCAGAATCCGCATTTTCAAAATAATAGTTTAGGTTGCAGTCCGCGCCTGTTGAATCTATCTTAGCGGTATATTTAACATACGCATCAGTAATCTCAGACCCTTGCGGAACTGTTATATTCTTAAAAGAAACAAAACCGTTGTAACTAACACCAGAACTGTATTTGCCAAAGCCAAAACTTTGTTCATCATTAACAAAGCCTGATGCGCTAGTCCAAGAACCATCGTCGGCATCCGCTGTCGGGTAGTAGGTTCCTGATCCAGCCGCGCCAGTGTATACCCAAAAAGTGACCGTGTATTCTGTATTCGGTTCGACAGTAATGTCTTGGTAGCCACCAGCGGTAGAACTGCTTGCAGTTGTATTCTGAACCTCTAAATCCTTAGACCCCCCGTGAGGCGAAGTCGTACCGCTCGTCAGAGTAGCGTTGTTCTCCGTCCATCCCGTAGTCCCAGATTCAAAAGTTCCATTCGTAAAAGCATAGCTCTGATAAATACGATACGCCCAATAACTCAGGGTGTAGCCCGTAGAAGCACTTACAGCGATGTCCTGGTAAATCCCAGCACTCTCCGAAGACGCAGCCGTAGGCGTCACAACCGCATCGTAAGTACCTCCGTGCGGTGACGTACTCCCCGTGGTTGAAGTGGCGTTGCTGTTAGTCCATCCAGTAGGCGGTGTTCCCCCCGTCTCAAAACCGGAGTTGGTAATGGAAGACGTTACCAGTGAATCCCTTCTAGCCCAATAACTGATGGTGTATTCCACACCGGGGGCCGCTGCTATGTCCTGGTAAATCCCAGCTGTCGGGTCCCCTGCTGCCGTGCTCGTTATTTCAACATCATACGTTCCTGCTTTGGGATCTGTTGATGCTGTTACAGCATCCGCATCGTTCTCCGTCCAGCCTGTAGGTGGGTCTCCGCCCGTTTCAAAACCGTCGTTCGTTATAGAAATGCTAGAAGGAGTGGCACCACCGATAACGATCTTAAACCCGTCAGGATAAGCCGTGCCGCCGGACCACGCTATGGGGTTCGTTCCGCTGGCGCTACCTACCCAGTCGTCTCCTATGGCGTCTGAGAACATGTCGCCTGAATCGGCCGTAAGGGTGGCTTTAACGGTCCCGAACGTGGTTCCGGTATCAGGGGGGTCGTTGGTGGCGAGGTACAGCTTATCGTTCGTCTGTGCCATAAAGCAACGTGTACCGAATGTCGGGTTCACGTACTGGTGTAAACTGTCGATAGCATACGCACCGATAGCGGTGGAATTGTTCTTCTCCATCCCACGCCTGGGGGACCAACCAGCGGATATTCCGGGGGCGGGTCTTCGCATGTTCGTAGCCGAAACGATAGATCCCGGCTCAAGAGCTATGAACGGAGCCACGCGGTTCAATTTTTTAGTGAACGCTACGCTTTTGGAAAGGATTGGAGAATTGTCAGGGAATCCGCCACTGTCTTGCGCCAAGGCAGGAACAGCCAGTATCAACGCTAATAAAATTAGTTTTTTTATCATTTGGGAGCTTGCTCAATCGGTACATTATATAGCTCTTGCTTTAGAGCGTTGAGTGCTTCCATATACATGGTGTAGAATTTGTCTGACTCTGCGTATCGGTGTTCTTTTTTGTAGGCCATGGCTGCGGCGTACCAGAATGTTAGCGGCTGATATTCGTTGGGGAGGTCCCCGATAGTCTGGGACTGTTTGGAGAAATAGACCTTTACGCTGTCCCCGTTTTCTGCCGAAGTGGGGAGCGGAAATATCCCGATTTTATCATCAAAATGATAATAGTAAATCGGAGGACCGGCTTTCATGTGGGGGAGATCTGATATCTGAAACGGTTCGACTCTTTTCAGACCGATATATTCACCGTCAGGGTTAAGGTAGATGGCACCCCATACCTTTACAATATCAGTCACACCGTCTGCACCGTTGGTTACCAGATCCGTGTACTCATATTGGCTTGTTACCAATAGAAACGTGTCTGTGTCCTGAATGCACAACGCCCGTGCTGAAATCGCTTCCGTCGCCTCTTTAATCCAGTTGCCAAGCTCCGTGTCGCTCCAGAAAGAAGCGGAGCTTTCGTTCAATAACGCCCGAACTTGAGTGATTGCCGTGGTACTGGTGTAATAATCCGCCCCGTACACAGTCGTTGAAAACAACAGAACTAATATAACAAGAAGTTTCTTCATTCAATACACCTCGCTCATAAGCCTGACCGAACCGGGTACGTTTTCTATGGAGTTTTCCAGGTTAAGCATGGCGCTCATGAAAAGCCCCCTGTACCTTTGTTCCTGTGCTTCCATATTCACTTTCCGTTCAAACACCTTCCACGCCACGTAATTCTCAAGAAGGCTTTCCTGAAGGTGTTCTGGTATTCCGTGAGGTCGTGTCTTGGCTGTGAATTCGCTCCCTGCCGATTCGTCAGTGGGTGCGGGGGTTACGGTAATGTAGGAGTAATCCGTAGCGATTGCGGTAATGGTGAAGTCCGTATTGTTGCTGGTGGTCCCTGTAAAATCTATGGTTTGACCCACAGACATCAACCCGAAACCCACGGAAGCAGAAGAGGCGCTATCCGAAATCCTACTACCTGTTTCAGCGAATGATATGGTGGACGCGGCGTAGGAAGTCATATTGGTTGGTTTTCGGTAATAATAAGCCGTGAGAGTCTCAGCCGTGGACGGATACCCCTGGTAATAGAGCTTTGTCCCCCTTACCGCAGCCACAAGCACCCTGTTCGTGCTGTCAAGGTTGGAATACATCCTGAGTAATTCCGTGAACGAATTCAATATCTGAACTTCCAGTTCGGTTGTGCTGCTAACAATATAATACAGGTCCCTTCCAAAGTCCGAAGGCAAGTCAATGTAAGGGTTCGCCACGCTGGTTTCCAGGTCGTAGTCGGTTGCAAGCTCAGATAGTGGTGACGAAAATACCTGAGTATTGTCGGGGAACGTAATAAACATTCCACCTGCAACGTGTCGTTGGCCTTGGTTCAAATAATCCAATAGTCTAGCGGATGAAAAAGCCGCGTCTTGGATTATTTCTTTAACTCCGGTAATTAGATCGGTTTGTTTTGCCATGTTTTATACCTTTATTTCGGAACTGCCGTCTTACTTTCAACCCATGTTTTCATCCAACCCGGCATCTCAGGTGCTTGCAAATTCATGGCATCAACCTCTGCCTCGGTGCGGTTTCGCTTTTGAATGAATTTTCCGGTATCGGGATCAAACGAAATGTCCGCTTTCAATTGTTTTTTGAATTTCCCGGTCCCCTGTTTGATTGTAACAGGGGTCATTTTTACTGTAACTGAAACTTTCCCATCCTTGTCAACAGCATATTTGAATCCATCCGCCTTTGGCTCAACTTGCACATCCTCAGTAATTTCCACAGGCCCAAAGGCATCCTGTGCCGCGATCTCTATTTCAACTGTTTCAGCTAATTTCGCTTCCCTGAGTTTAGCAAGCTGAACCGTATTCCAATCCTGCTTCACTAAATCGACATGTCCAGGTTCGTCTTTTCGTCTGAGATTGTAAGCATCAAATGTTTCCTCTGTGATTGTTCCGTCAAGCGTTTGCCAAAATATCACACCTAAATACGGTTGCACACGTTTTCCTATCCAGTCAAGTCCGGGGCCATTTTGATAAAGCTCCTGCGGTGCATCAAGCGGGTGAGATGAAATCTGTGTATCCGTTCCAGCATCGTCTGTGAAATAGAATTCATTAGGCGTTGCCGTTTTGACCCATGGTTGACCATAACCAGCGGTGTCCGCGTTAGCCGATGCCTGCTCTTTCAGACTCATTGTGCCTTCGATTGTTAGCTTTTGGTTTGGGTCTTCAAGCCCTATCCCGACATTGCCAGATTCATCAATTCGCATGGCTTCCGCATTTTCAGTTTCAAAAGCCATCTCATTATCGTTTCCAGTTCTGATTGATGCAATCGAAACACTGTTTGATACTGAACTGGAATCAGTAGAGTTAATGAACCTTAATCTTGATCCTGTTCCTGTATCTGTTGCATTGTTCCGTAATTGCAACCCATCATAGATAGAACCAGCAGATGTATCGACAATCTCTAAGGTTGTATATGGACTCATTGTGCCGATGCCGACGCTGCCGTCGTTGTAATAAATATTGCTGCCCGTCTGGGTCCAAAGCCCTGCACCACCGGTCTGATACCAATTGCTGCCATCGCATACTAAAATCCAACCACCGTAGGTCGATGATTTAGTTTCGTCTTCTGCGCTTTCCAGATAAATATCCTGGTTCCCGGTTGATTCAGCGTTTTCAATGATCGCGTCGTTTGTCGCGTCTACGATTACGACATAAAGAACCTGATCAGCTACCCCGCCCGTGAACCCGCCTATCGTTACGTTGTTGTCACCGGTATCTATTTTGACCACATTAGCCCCGGACACGTCCAGATTATCCGTAGGCCCGGTTGCGGCAACGGTCGTCGAACCGGTCGTAAGCACCCCTGAAAGATCCAAGCTCGTTCCCGTTGCCTCGCCGATGTCACCATTCTGAAATAGATCCGCACCGGTTCCGCTTTCGTCGGTTAATGCGCTTCGGAGATTCGCGCTTGAGGGGGTGGCGAGAAATGAAGCTACGTTTGCCCCCAACCCGCTTACTCCGCTTGATATTGGTAGCCCTGTGGCATTTGTAAGGGTCCCACCTGCAGGGGTTCCCAAAGCTCCGCCTACGAAATATGCTGCTCCAGTTCCCACTTCATCGCTAAGAACTCCGCGAAGTTGGGCACTGGCGGTTGGGGCGAAAAATGACAGATTATCTGTAGCGTTGGGCACTGCGTTGGATGATTCTGTAATAGCACCAGACGCTAGAGTCCCAGTGGTACTTAAGTTTTCGTTATCAAAAGATATTGAACCCGATGAATCAGACACGCTTCCTGAATCAATCGTAATTGTTCCAGCATCCACTTGACCGGAAGAATCAATAGAAGTTACAGTGGTTGCACCAGCACCCAGCGTCCCAGTGGTTGAAAGATTCTCGTTACCGAAAGAAATAGCGCCACTGCTATCAGTTATGGACCCACTCCCAATAGTCATTGTTCCTGCGTCCACAGTAGCGCTTGCATCTAAAGAGGTGGAAGATATTGCGCCAGTTGATATCGACGCAGGTGCAAATGCACCAGATACATTCAAATCACCAGTTATAGCGAAAGTTGCCGTAGTTCCATCATCCGTGACAGTCAGAAACGTGTTTGTCCCATCCGATAATTCCAAACGGTTATCGGTGGTTTCGTCATAGGAGAGATAAAAATTGAGGTCGGTGCCAAAGATGAGAGAATAATCGTCAGGGATTAGTACCCCCTGGTCGTGGATTTCGTAATTGTCAGCACAAGCAACCGAAGCCCAAAACAGACTTACCATTATAATAAGGAATCTTTTCATGGTTGCACCAAATGCCTCAATGCCTTAAAAGTCCAATCGTCAGTCGGAACAGCAACCCGTACCCTGATTGTATTGATGTTTTTGTCGATGGTGAGTAAAACGGTGGATGGAACAGTGCCTATATCTTTGATACGGCGAATAGCTTGTGACGGGGTTGAACTGGCGGTTTCGTCCCAATCGCCACGCAATTCCCCCGCCCGGCTATTGGTTCCATCGCTTATTCGGAAATCCCATACCGCTGAAACTCCGTTCGTGTCGGCAAAGCTGTCCACCGTTGAAGTTCCTGCGTCAATCGACTCGCTTATCGGTGTTGCCATTAATCACCTAGTCTGTAGTAGTAAATTCAATTTCAGGACCGTAGCTCGTTCCTGCTGCATTTGTGGCATAAGCCCGCACAAAATAACGGGTAGAGGCTGAAAGGCCCGTCAGGTTGCTTGTGAAGGTCCTTGCGCCCGTACCGTCAGAGGTTCTGTCATCATCCGTATCTGGGGCATGGTCGGTTGACCAGCAAACACCGTATTCCGTAACAGTCGCACCACCATCGTTCGTGATGTTCCCACCGCTTGCTGCTGTCGTAGCGTCAATCTCAGTAACCGCAACGGTCTCAAGCACGGTTGGGGTATAAGCACCTTCAGGTCTTGGGTCTCTTACCGTCTGGCGATCTGCTTTGGGGCGGACGCGATAATCTTGGACGGGACGGGGGCCATCAAAGCATGTACCCCTATGCACGATGAGATTGTCCCACGTCTTTACCATTTCGGTGTTGTAGCCTTTCATGCCACAAATATCGCAGCATTGAAAAAAACGTCCAGAATAGAATGTCATGCTGCCTCTTCAGACTGATAGGTCACGTATTTCGGGTATAACGGAAGCCCATCCGTGAATTCCAGGTACGTTTCATCGCCGCGCTCGTAAGCGAACTCGATCCATTTCATTTTGGTGTCTTCAACCACTAAGGGCGGCTGGTCCCTATCCTCATGACCGTCCACGACTATCGCGTCCATAATGGCTTTCTCGATCTCAAGAGCTTCCTGCGTGACCGTCCATTCATTGGAATTGCCAAACTTATGCTCAAATTCAGTGCATCCTCTTTTCAGGAATACCTCAACGTCCCTTCCAACAAACTCGTCGCACAAAGTCCTGACATACTTGCGGCATTCTTCCCCTTCTTCGATGGAATTGTTGTACCAGTAGGCCCCGTAATTACCGCCCACCGTGTCTCGTTTTTCAATACCGGCTTTTGAATCGCGGTCTGACATTTGTTGCAAATCTACTATCTTGAATAGCTGCTTGACAGTTTTAGGTCGTGCCACCACCTTCCAGCACTCCTGGCATCTGGACGGTATGAAATTGCAATAGGGCAGCATTATGCTGTGAAACATCAGACAGTTTCTATCGTCGGGGCTGTCGCTTCCCGAATGAACCCATGGGGTATCCCATATCAAGGCAGTTCTCATGCTTATTTTCTTATCTTCCGGCCTTATATACAACATACCGCTTTTGAACGCCGGTTTCAGAATTCTTAAAACATTGGTCGCTCTTGCTTTTGAGTAATTAAAGCTCATACTCTATCTAACTCCCTCTCTGACCAAAATGCAGGTCCGTACTTTTTGTCCAGATATTTGCATTTGTCGAAATGCTCATCTGACATTCCTCTCAAGCCTTCCTTGCGGATATTCGCCTCTTGTTCGCTTCGGGTTTTTCCAAGGTTTTGTACCTTGTATTTCGTCTTGTCTATGATCTGAAATGTCATGCTAACTCCTTCAGATTTTCAATCGTTTGTGATTCGGAGCCGAATACCCCTTCCATAACCGCCATGCCGTTTGAACCATCGCTCAGTTCTACAAACCCGGCAGACAGTACGGCGCTTAAATCCCTCTGCTTTTGAGCAGACAGGCCGTTGTATTCGCTTATGTCCATAGCTTCAAACACAACGTGGGAAGGCGTTGCAGGGTAAATCAGCATGGCGTGTTCAACAAATCCGTCACCACCACATGACCCGCATGTGGATGTAGATTCGTCGTCACCCACCTTGCTGGTTCGATCACCACTGCCGTTGCAAAACTGGCATTTATAATGGATGGGGTATTTGGCTCCCATGATTCACTCCTTACGACGGTACAACACCAATCCCACCGGCTTCGTTAACCGCTGGCATGGTCCCGTACACATGGGTATTGGACGTATCAGACCAATCCGTAATGTTGTACGCAACACAGTCTTTCAGCAGAATAATGCCGTGAGTCGGTTCGGAAATTGCAATCGTCAAGGTTTTGTCGTTGTCCATGTTGGCAAACGTACACCCGTCAAATGTCACCAGGGCCGCTTCACCGCCAAGGTTTACCGCTGCCGCAACAAGTACGTGGCTTGCAGACGACGCATACGTGAAAATTCGGCAATCCTTGAAAAAGCTCATAGAGTTATTACCCTTGAACTCTATTTCGTATCCGGTCGTTGATGAGGCCACCGTTGTCCACTGACCGAAGGTACACCTTTCAAACATATTGTCCTGAGCGCCGGATGCCAGGGTCAACTCGTTGTAGGCGGCGGCCCCTACTGTGGCATGGAGAGGGCCAGCAAAGCCTACATTGTAGAAATAATTTCGGTTTGAACTGACAATCGTGTTGTCAACGCTTGTTCCAGTAGAATTTTCATGCTGAATCTGGAAGTTGCTGAAAATATTTCCTTGCCCAGACACGGTAAGGATTGAGGTCATGGCGGCGCCCATTGTTAGCCTTGCCCGGTTTCCATAGGGAATTGGAGCCGTCAGGCCCACCATATGGGTGAAGGTATTGGACCACGTAACAGCCGCAGCGATGGAGTACGCGGTTCCGTTCCCGACAACATAGATCACATCGTTGTTACCGCTAACGGTCTTGCTGTATGCGTACTCAATGGTCTTCAAAGGTTTGTCAATGCTTGTCCCCGCATATCCGTCAGACCCGTTTACAGAGTCCACGAAATAAGCCGTACCGGGCATGGTCAGACCCTGCCCACCCATCATTGGAATGCCGAAAGATGAAACACCGTTTGGATAATTTGTTAAGCTCATAATTTTTTCCTTCTAGGAACACCCACAGGGCTAATAGTCAGTTTTCGTCAACTATCGCTTGTCTGAGACTGCTCGGATGATTTGCACACCCGCTTACCCATTTGAATTGTTAATCCCCGCTTGGGGCGTGTGCTTGTAAGTAGTTTATTGCGTTGGTTAATAAGTCGGTTGAGTCTTTAAAGTTGCCGATAGCATGATTACAATTCTGGCATAATAACGCCCGAACAGACCCAGTTTCATGACAATGGTCAACTGCCAAGTCGAATGGTTTGTTAGACCTGGGATTTATTGCTGTTTCTGGATGTCCACAAATGGCGCATTTAAAGTTTTGAGATTTAAGCATTCCGTTGTAATCATCCAATGTGATACCAAAGTTCCTTTTAAGGTCAGTATTTTTTACTTTAGCGGGGTTGCTCTTACGCCATTCCCTGCAATACGCGGTTCGTCTCTCTCTGTCAGCCCCACCATCTTCCCATTCTCTCCACTCATATTTATCTTTGTATATTGGATTTGATGGGTCTATTACACAAAACCTATGTTTAGGGCTTGGGCGTTCTCCAACATCTTCAACGAATTGCCAGAATTCTTTCCATTCATCTGCAAAAATGACCTTTGGTGCTTTACGTTTTTGCCATTGCCATGTTTTATATAAGGGGTGTTTTTCTTTAGACCCCCATCCTTTCGGCCTTGTCTGCTTTGTATCACCATGTCTTTTCCATCGACGGTAATGCTTATCACACATATTCTGTGCTACGACAGGTCTATTGCAATAATCCAAAGAACACTTTTTTAAAAACTTTTCTGGGTTCTCTTTAGTTCCATTTCGCTTATAAACCCTATTGCACACATTGCATAATCCATCCTCTACAATCGGCTTCTCTTCACCACAAAACGCACATATCTGAATTTTCGGGACACTTGTTTTTGGGATACTCATAATGCTACTCCCTTCCGTAGCCCTTAAGATTTTTTAGGGAAGGGAGATAAGGGAATCTCCTTTTCGGCTGTACGGGCCTATCCCTAAATGTTTAGCAATTACAACTAATTATACGCTAAGCCGGACTCGACCCGAAAATGCCACGGGCGTCGCTCCAGCCGACTGCGTAACGGCTAGTCGCTTTAAACTTCGCGTTCTCCGTCTCCCAATCATTCTCAGTGCCGAAGGCGTCTTTACGCCTCTCAAACAATTTCATGCCGTGCATGGCATCGGTCTTGATAAACCAATTATTTGAGTCAGTTAAGAAATGATTTACAACGTATCCTTGAGGTATTTTACCTAACACCCTGATAGCGTTGATGTCGTTGTTCGCATTTCCGGGCTGCTGGATGCTCTTCAGAATCCTGGCCGCGTCAAACTCAAGCGCGGGAGGAATGATGAGCTTTTTGGGCAGGACCTTGATGGTCTTGCCACGGTCATCGGTGAAGGCCGCAATATCAATGCAAGCCTGTTCCAATGCAGCGTCAGACAACTCAGCAGCGGTGGACAATTCGTTCCGCCACGTACCGCCCGATTTGTTTTTATGAGCCGTAGAACAAAGCTCCAAACCGTCACCGCCCTCGTAGGACGCATTAAACGCCCGGTTGAGGACGTTGGCACACACGATCTCCCGTGTTTGCCTGATTGAAAACGCCAAAGACTGCGCCCGGTTAAGGCCAATCTCGGAGTATTGGTTGTCATCGTACATATTGCGCGTGATGATAAAACCTAACCCATAGGTCACATGGGTATATCTGGACACGAAGCCCTGTTCCATATCATCAAACGTAATCCCAGCGCCTTCAGGCACCACCGCAGCCAAGCCGAAGCCGGTTACGCCGATGTCCTCTTCAAAAGCCTTGGAACTGGTGTACTTGTCGAATATCTCAGGCCATTCCGGTGAGTATTCGTTGTACGCTTTCCCATAAATCGCATTGATCCCCGGCCACAGCAGTTTTGCGAAGGAGCCAGTAGTAATCGTTCCCATAGTCTGCCTCCTTTCTTAAATTGCCGCAGTATCGCGGTTAAACGGGTGAGTTACCATCCTGACAAGCCACTTTGCGTGGGCTGCACTTGACGCAATCGTGTTATCAGGTCTGTCGGAAAGAGCCACAAGCTGGACCGCACCGTTAGCTGCGGATGACGTGCTGGCGGTATCGGAATCCAATTCAGCGGTTGAATACCCGGTTGTCGTGCTACCACCGCTATGGCTGGAAATAGCGAAGAATTGACCCACCGCAGTAACGGCAAGGTCTGCGGAAGCGTTGTCTTCCTGGATTTCAAACAGGACGTTGGGATCGTCCACGACTGCCACATACCCGGTGGCACTAGCCGCTGCATACGTTCTGTTGAGGTTGGTTACATCGACGGCCACATCTTTGCTGTTAGAGAAACCAACAGCAACACCGACCATCTGCCCTTTACCGGACGCCAGGATCGCGCAAGCCGGGGTGGTTCCATCGGCTGATGCGGTTCCTGCGTGTTTTACGGGAGTACCCTTGTAAATCGCGGTAGTACCGGCGGTGTAATACATCGTCACCTTTCCGTTCCACGGGGTCCCGTTGAGATACTTGACGGGTTTCAACCCGCAATCCCTATCTGCATTTGCCATAATTTGCTCCTATTTTACGCACTGACACTGATGTCCATACCTCCGTATGCCCCAGCGTCGTTTCTTGGTTGTTTCATCACATTTTCATCTTCCAGGATTTTGTCCTGGCGTTCCTTTTGGTCTTCCTCGTACCACTCAATGGGGATTTCCATTAAAATCCCCTTCACGCCGCCGCCCACGCTTTTGGACACCGGCATACCCATCTGTGTTGCATCCCCGGCTCTGGGGTCTCCTGAAGGCAGGTCTTTCTTTTGGACGATCTCGTACCCGGCCTGTTGCTTGATGAGAATATTGTCATCCACATCATTGAAAACGTGCCTGTGATAACCCGGCCTTTCGGGGTATCTGAGGACATTCCTGGTCCCCAGCTTGACACGCGGGGGTCTCTTTCTTGCAATCGTCTTTAAAGCCCACCCGTCTTCGTCTTTGACCACTTCGGTCTGCGTTCCCTGTTTGGCAAGTTGCCCCTGTCTCATGAGGGCTGCTTTTTCGGTCTCAAACGGTTTGTCGTCTTTGGTTCTGATTATTTCGCTCATCCTATCTCTCCTATTTCTGCCAGTTGCTTGATGTAGTCCTTCATCTTCAACACCCCTAGCTTTTCAAAAGTCTTTGCTGTTTGAAGCTGTTCAGGGTTTAAATCTCTCTCCGTAAACTGGCGCTTTGCCCCGGTTCCCCGTGCGCCTTCGACGGGGTTTACTGTGGGGGTCTTCGGTTGTTGCTTCTGGAACTTTTCTGGGAAGGCTTTCTTCACCAGTTCCGTTACTGCCGTCAGCTTTCTTTCATACGGAAGGGCGTCATATTCGGGTAGATTGGCCATCTTGTCTGCGTATGCGGTCATGTCAGGGTCTCCCCCGCTACCTTTTACGCCGTACCAATCATGCTGGGACCTCCATTTATCAAACGCCTCTACGTGAGAAGGGTCCGGTTGGGGTGCCGTTTGCCTCGGAGTGTCCATTTCCATGCTGTTGTATTTATCCAGCATTTCAGACTCGATCTCGTCCACACGGTCTGCGTCCCCTTCTTCAATGGCTTCCCTTTTCTCCTTCCGCAGTCTGTCGATTTCCTTCTGCTGTTTGGCAATCTGAGCTTTGGACACCTTTTCAAAGTGATTTCTAAGGTCGTCAAAGCCCTTCTCCATGCGCTCCATCTTGGTTCTGTTGTCTTTCAGGTGGCTCGACAAGGTTTCCTGGATGTCCTTTGAACGCTTGATAAATGTCGCTGCGTCCACGGTGTTCCCGAACTTGTCCGTCCCTCCATGGTGCCATCCTATTTCACGCGCTATATCCTCAATGGTCTCCTTCTTTGCCTCGGTTCCTCCCTCTCTTGGTTCTTCGTCTGTTTGATCGTCTTTTGGTTCTTCCGTTGTTTCTGGAAGTTCCGCTTCCGGCTCTGGGGTCGCTTCGACCTGTTCGTCTTCCATTACGGCTTCTATTGCCATGCTCTCTCCCTCAAATAAAAAGCCCGATCCCACACGCTTTTCTTACGCGCCGAACCGGGCTTCAAAATTCCCCGTTAGGGGGTTTATCCGTGACCGTTTATTTAGTTGTTGGGATCATTTCACCCTTGCTACAACGTCCTCGTCATTCAGGATTCTCAGATTTCCGTCTTTCCGTTCCACAAGGAACCCGCCGTACTTCGCAAAAACGATTGTATCCCCAACGGCCAAATCATCCCCATCAAACTGGATAGAACAGGAAGGGCCTATGGCCACCACCTCGCCCCTATTAACGGCGTTTTGTTCCTGGTCTCTGGTGCTATCGGGGAGGTATATCCCGCCTTCAGTTTTCTGTTTGATCTCTTCGGGTTTTACGATTAGCTTATACCCTTCTGGTTGCAACTCTATTTCACTCATTCTCTTCCTCCGTAATTATTCTCTTTAGAGTTTCAATTCCTTGCACTTCCCCGCAAAATTTCGCTGTGTTACCGAATGTTTCCTCCATGCTTTCAGGGTTGTAATAATGGCCCTGTGCCATTGCGTACAAAAGATTCTGCTTGTATTCCTCTATGGCTTCCATCATCGCCATAGTGACGGGGTTGGCTTTCCATTCCTGTACCGCTTCGGGGTTAACCATCAGGCACCACCGTACAGTCTGTTCTTTTGCGCCATGCGTTGTGCTAGAATCTGGTCATGTAATAGACCCAACCGCTTTTGCTCCATCTGCTTGTTGAATCTTCGGTTGCCGGGGTCAGGAGGGGTCATGCCGTATTTGTTCTTGAGCCATTCCAGGAACGCTTCTTCCATACCAACAGACGGTTTGCCTCTAACTTTGGTCCTGTCCATGCTGTTCTCATACGGGTTTAATGGCATTATTCAGCACCCCCTAAAACGGTGTCGGTCAGTTTGCTAATCGCCTCTGATTGCATCTGTACCACTTTGGTCAGACTATCCAGCTTCTCCATGTGGTCGTCCTTCAGAGCTTGCGCCCGTGTGTTATCCGCTTGCGCTCTGGTGGAGTCCACACTGGCGTAGCTGCGCTCAGTATCAGACTTGATTTTCTCTATCTTGGCTTGCGTTAATGCCCCCTCTATCTGCACCCGCTGCTGATCGTTCATGGCTTCCATGCGCTTGACTTCAAGCTCCCCTTCTTTCAGTGTTATCTCTGGGTCAGGGGGAGGTTCCACATTCTCAGGGGGTAGGATTTTGTCAATGTCCTCGATGTCAATGGCTTGCATGTACCGCTTTTGAATTTCACGATCATTCAGTCCAGACCCCAGCATTTCCACCAGGGCTTGTGCTTTCACCATCTTTTGTGTGCTGGTAAGCTCCGTCTCGTCAGATACCGGCTCAACGTCCATGTCCTTCTCATAGAAGTCGCTCATCTTGGCTTCTAGGTCGTCCAGGACGCTCTGGTACGCTTCCAAGGAAAGATAAAGCCTGTCAAGCCTACGAACCTTCCGGTATTCGCTCTTGAGTGAACGGTGTATCCTTTTATATATGGAACTGAAAACTTTCAGGCTTTGCTCAATGAGAGCCAGGATAGTGGTCGGACTTTCGTTTGCCCCTCTGGATTCGCCCGTTAGCACATCTGCTACAGAGCTTAAATCTTTGCTGGCTTCCATCATCAGATTCAGGAGGTTAAACAGCACACCAGACGGTTCCCTTACCGGAAGTGGGACTATGCCTTTCCGTAAATCGTCCCCGGTGTTGACAACGTGCTTCCATTCTCCTGCCCTGAAAGTGGATTCATCACCTCTCCCAAGGTTAATCCCTTTTCCAAGGAACCCTGATTGTCTGTTTGACAGAGTACCAGCATCTAATAGTTGGTTAATAGTGGTGTTAATAGTGGCGTTCAAGTCACCTAGAAGCGCACCGTATCCCATGCCATAAAAATTACCGTCAAACGCTGGCATGAAGATAAATCTGGTGAAATACTGGACGGGTTCGATCTTTATAATCTCGCCTTTCTCGTTGGTGATAATCCCGTCAGCATCGTACCGTGCGGTGATTCTGACCACCTGAGACGTGTCCTGGTGGACGGTAATGACATACGGCTCCTTGTACCCATCATTATCCAGGTCCCACCACCTGTGCTGCTCTAAGAAGGTGTGGGGGGCATCTTCATCGTTGGAGTCACGGGTCTCGTCCGTGGTCGGTTCCCCGAACTCTTTGTCGAGAAATACGCCTGACCGTGTGCGCTCTACGATCTCGTTAGGGGTTAGCTCAAATACATGGGTTAGCCTTGAGGCGCTTTCGATATTCTTTGTGGTGTAATGGACCACCAGATTGTCAGCGGTGATGAGGGGGGATTTGACCTGTCTACTGGCGATGTCGTAATAGGTCTTCTTGAAGCAGCACCCGGTAACGGGTAGCATGACCAGCAATTCATCAAGGCTTGTTTCCCAATCCTCCACCTCTTCAAGCATCTGGTAGCTCATGAACGCCGATAACCGTGCCGCCCTTGCGTCCTTCTTGGGGGGTTCCGGCTTAGGCGTACCGACCATCTCAGTAGGCATCCCCTCATCCATGGGGGATATTTCCATCACTTGCGGGGGCGCTTCCACCTTCCCGATAACCTTGGCTTTTACAACGTCCCGGCCTTTGATGATATTGCCGTATGCTCTGGCCGCAAACTGTATCGCTGCGGTAGCGATGGTGGGATAGTTGACATTCGCCGTGGTATCCCGCTGTTTGGAAGCAATCTGACGCGCTAACTCAAGCGCCCGTTCCTGTGTTCTTTCCCAATCTTTGCGGGAGTCCTTGTCAATGTCGTAATCTGAAACAACCCGAAAACCGATCTCCTTTAGAGTATCTTCGTCCAGGGTTTCAGCGATATTGTTCATCTCAAGGAAACCGTTGAGCATATCAATCATTTCCTCAGAAGCCGGTGGGTCCTCCACGATATTCGGGGAAGATAAAAGGACTTGCTCTTCCGGTAATGGCATCCCCGGTTGATTCTGAGGGGGTAGGATTGGTTCGATCAAATCAGGCATCTATGAATTCCACCTTATGCTTTTTAAC